GGCTCTCGGATTTTTTCGAACAACCAATCAGGAGAATTGCCAGAAAAAATGCTGGTATATAGACTTGAAGTTTTTTCATAATAGCTGCTTTTAAATTTGACAGACGTTTGAAGTCGGAAGGCGGAAGTCGGAAGTCGGAAGTCAGAAGCCAGAAGTATGAAGTATGATGTAAGAAGTAAGAAGTAAGATAAGAAATTTAATGGCTGATAGCTGATGGCTGATAGCTGATGGCTTAAATCCGAAATCAGCAATCCGAAATCCGAAATTCTTTTTCAATCCAACTTATATGCAACCACCCCATTGTTAAAGAACGTTGGCACATAGAGAATGCCTTCTGATTTGTTATACCCGATATCGGCTGCATTAATCTTCAGCGGAGTTGTGTCAAGCAGCAACATTCTTTCATTGTCAGGTTCAACCATATAGACATGGCCCGACCAGTCGGATATCAGGTAGGTTTTGTTCCCAACGGCTTCAATCCCGTCAATGCCGCCGGTATTGGCGATGAAAGTTGATACTTCTTTGGTTTTCAGGTTCAGTGCGGCAACCCTGTTTTGCTGACCACAAAGTAACAGCCCGTTTTTGACAAACAGTCCGTTGCTGGCTTTCACTTCCGGTGAGTCGGAGAGAACTTCAAGTTTACCATCCTTAATCTGATACAGGCAATCGCCTTTGCTGTCAGACACATAAACTGTACCTTCGCGGCTCACGGCGATGTCGTTAAGATTGACTGCCCTCGGGTTGGTTAGGCGTTGTAAAACAGATCCGGTTACCAGATCAATTTCAGCAACCTCATCGATGTCGGTGACGTACAGTTTTCCATTGCTGATGCCCATTCCTTTGGGTGCGCTGAGCCCGGTGGCCCATCTGGCAGCGATCATCCTGCCATCCAGTGTGATTTTAGAAATATACCCGTTGTTGTCTTTCTGCCATGGGTTTTCGTTGATATTGGCAACATACAATACATGACCGGCAGGGTCGTACAGCACCGATTCAGTGGTTTTGAGGCCATCGTAAATTTCCCACAATTTAGTGAGGCGGGTGTGCTGAAAGGCTTCCTGGGCTTGCAAGGTTGATAAAGTCAGGATTGTTGCAAGCAGTGTTATTAATAATTTCATTTTCAGGTTATTATGGTTGTTAATTAATTGATAATCAGATAACGGTAAATAAATAACAGAAAATCACTTAATTTGTTTGAGAAGAAGATGAAGAGATGAAAATATTGATCCTGTATGGTGAAAAAAATCTATCTTTGCACCTTCTAAAGCGGATATGGCGTAATTGGTAGCCGCGCCAGACTTAGGATCTGGTGCCGAGAGGCGTAGGAGTTCGAGTCTCCTTATCCGCACAACCTTTTGTAAAATTCTAGATACCAGAATATTACAAAAATTACCGGTTTTTCAGACATGCCGGTACGTTTTTTCAGACAGGTTTGGCGTGGGGACGCGAAAATCTGAACCATGAAAAAACAAGTTGATGTTGTGCTTCCTTACCTGGTGAACTCCGGGAAATCCTATTTCGTGGAATACAGGTGTTTTTATCCTTCATCAAACAGGATGGAGCGATTCCGTATTTACAAGGGATTCGCAAAACTGAAGCCTGTAGAAGTGGATGCCTTTGCCCAGCAAATCATAAACTCATTTTCGTTGAAACTGAAATCAGGCTGGAGGCCGTGGCTGAGTGATTCAGTTATATACCAGGATGAAACGGAATATTTCAATGTAGTATCCATTGCTGGCCAGACACGACGGGATAAAAACCATATCAAAAGATACTTCAGCGAATTCCTTATTTATAAGAAAAGTGATGTAAGCATTAAGAGCTATGAAAGCTATCAGTCGAAGATCAGGCGGTTTCAGATATGGCTAGTTAAAAATGGATACGGTGATCTTCTATTGAGAGAGATATCGAATGACATAATATCAAAGTACTTTTTTCACCTGATTCAGGTGAGAAAACTGGATTCGATTACTGTAAAGAATTACCGGGTCCTGATCAGTGCTATGTTTATTTATTTCATCAGTAAAAAGTTGGTAACAGATAACCCGGTGCATGATTTACCAAAAGCTACCAAGTTAGTGGATAATGCCGCCCGGCCTTTAACCGATAATGATATGAAGAAGTATTTAAATTACGTTACCAGGAATGATACTCAAATGATGTTGGCCAGTCTGTTTCAGTTTTTTTTATTACTTCGCCCTAACCAGGAACTGAGGCTTATGAAAATTCAGGATCTTGATTTGCACCGGCAATCAGCCTTTGTGCCGGATAACACTGCCAAAATGCGAAAGCGGGTTGTTACCATTCCCCGGGCATTAAATGATCTGATTGAAAAGTATAAGTTGATGGAGTACGCTCCGGATTTTTACATTTTCGGCAAATACGGAGAACCAGGGCCGGTTACGATCGGGAAAAACCACTTTAACCGCAAATTCAGAATTTACTGCAACATACTCAAGCTTTCAAAGAAATACTCCTTTTATTCACTCAAGCATACCGGTGCCGGCACCTTGATGGAAAGCGGAGCTACCCTTGCTGAGCTAATGACACAGCTTGGCCACACAAGTTTTGAAAGTACAATTCACTATGTACGCAGGCATTTTGGTGAGAAGTCGCAGAAAGTAATTAATCTGCGACCTGAATTCCTGAAAGGTATTATATAGACTTAAAATATCTTACAGTCTGAATTATTGTAATTCCGATGGCTATTACAACAGCTCCAAATAAGATATATCCGCCTATAATCAGAGACTTCTGCCATCTTGTAATATAGTTAACCCGCTCAGGTGGCTTTTGAGTCACATGCTTTTTACTTTCCTTTATCTGTGTGATCCTGATGGCGTCCTTAATTTTAGCAACAATGGTACTGTCCTTTTGTTCCAGCTCATGCCTAAGTATTCCGTTCTCGATCCATGCCCGGGATTCCGCAAAAGAAGTGTTAAGAATTGATTTTTTGGAAGAAACCTTTCCGCTTTTATCGACTTCCACAGGGATTTCAACTATTTTAACCTCCCCAGGTACTTTGATGTAAATAGTTGTATCCTCAGTAACTGTTTTTGTTTCCCGGATAATCATAATACTGTCTGATCCTCCCTGGTTACATCCCCACTTAAATGCTGCAGCTTCACATTTTCGCTGCATGCGTTTTTCTATTCGTTCTGGTCGGGTAGTAGTGCACGATGACAGTATCACCAAAATGCATAAAACTCTAAGTGTATTTTTCATTGATTTGTTTGTTTTATTAATCCGTTGATTTTCTCTATAAGACTATTGTTTTCGCGTTTTAATGATTCAATCTGATCATGCATTGCGGCTTGACCAGTAATTAACTCAACATTTTGCTTTTTAACCAGGTCAAGTTCTTTGATTGTTCGCTGAAGCTTCTCGAGCAGAATGCAATTTTCTTTTTCCAGATTGGCTATCTGAATTCTCATTGATGACTGAGCATCCAGCAGCTGAGCATTCTGGCTCTGTATATCAACCAGTCTATTAAGTGTAGTAGTGTAATTCTTACTCAGAATCTCGATTGAGTTTTGAAGCTCGCTCAGAAAATCGTTGTTTCTCTTTTTTCTGGAAAATAACCAGGTTACTATTCCTGTTAATGAGCCACTGGTAATAGCAGTAATTAGAAGATCGAAACCCATTTTATTTGAAATTAAAGTATTTAAGAGGGTCAACCCATGACCCGTTCTTTTTTACGGTAAAATGTACATGAGGTCCGGTACTGGCACCTGTATTTCCGGATAAAGCAATGGTATCACCCATATTAACGCTATCACCTATTTTTTTTAACTGCTCACTCAGATGTGCAAATCCAAAACGGATACCGCTTTGCGATACCATGGCCATACTTTTACCGCCTTTATCGTGATTCCATACTTCAGTAATTTTCCCTGACTCAGGGGCCTGAACCGGAGTTCCCACAGCTACAGCGATATCAACGCCATTGTGAAAACTTTGAGTTTTTTTAACAGGATGGACCCGGTTACCAAATCGGCCGGTAATTCTTCCTTTAACTGGTGAGATCATGACCTTTATCTTTTATGCTAATTAAAGGTCGTTTAGTGCGATTTTAAAGGACAAATTAATAAGGCAATAAAGTAAGTTCTGCGATGCCGGCACCGTTCCGGCCAATGCTTCCGCGGTACTCTGCAATCAGATAATTTACGCCATTTATTGAATATTTTTTCGAGAACTTTAATCCCTGCAGAAATTTGTCATCCGGAAGGATCCTCACCGTGACTGATGGTGTTGTTGTCCTCCAGGTGAGATATCGCTTCCATTTCTTTTCATATAAGCCATTTTCGCCATCAAGTCTGAGTGATAGTTCGGCTCCATCAATAGCAGCTCCGGAAGGATCGTAGATATCATTGCTGGCAAATGGGTAGTCTGCAGCTTCACTATCGGGATGCATACCATGGTAGAACAGGATCCCGGCCACCCATTTCGTTTGAAACATTTCTGGAGCGCCTTCGAACTTTCCGGCCTGGTGGCTGGCAGGTATTAGCCATCCGCGGCCCGTTGATCCTAATACATCATCGATAAGCTGAGGGCTTCGCATTAAAACAGGACATAGCTCGCTGCTTAGCTCCTGTGTATTAATTCCTGTCTCTATTTCTGTAATGAAATTATTTGAATGCCTTACCCAATCAAATCTGTAAGTATCCGGATTATACTTCCAGACATAATAACCACTTAGAAGAGTTACGTAATAACAATCATTCAATGTTCCGGCTGCCGGAAGATCAAAAAAAGTCGCAGCTACACCCATATAATTTAAACCCTCGAGAGATTTCACATTCTCAAAATATTTATCTGCTGAAGGCCCCTTCTGAATGAGTTTTATTCCTGTGATTTTCTTTTCGATGTTAACCCTGAGCGGTTCTGTTACCAGGTGAGTGATATCCTCACACGCGAGTTCAGTCAGGATATTTTCAAGAAAGTTGAATGTCAGGATCTTTCTTTGATTATCGATTTCATATGACATGCCAAACAAGTTTCCTAGATGCTTGAGTAAGTCATAAACGGTCCAGTCCGGAACATGATCCTGCAGGTTGAAACCTGACTTTGCTTTTATTATCCTGGTATTGTCATCCAGAAATTCATTTTCAACAAAATGATTAATTAACACAGTATATTTTAGCTCATCTTCAAACGGATTGTTTTCTATTGCAAAACCGAAATGGTGTGCAATCCGTTTTACCAGGTAAGCGAAATAAGGAAATGGAATAAAAATATTACCTGAGTTAAAGAATTGAGTAACTCCTTCTTCCACTTCAGCTTCACCGGATAGAAATGAAGGGAAGCCCGCGTTTTTCCAGTAGTTTACAACTTTAAAATACTGGTTATAAAGTGTCTTTATTGACATGTTGTCAACCTGGTAAAAGTCATCTGCCCAATTTGAAAATATTTCCGGGTTCTGAATCGGGAATATTGCTAAATCAACATCCGGATATTTGTTTTCAGCAATGTTGATCATAAAAGCTGAAACAGAACGAGTGATGGATAGAGCTGTTCCCGGATAAACCCAAAAGTCTATTCTATATTCAAATCCTGTGTTTGCAGCTTCGAGATAAATATACCAAGTAAGTTCATCTCCTATCTCGACATCAATATCAATTATAAATGTTTCATCATAATAACCATTCAATAACTTTGATCCAACTTCTGTTCCGTTTTTTAGCAAACGGAAATCTATCAGGTTTGATAAATTGGAATATATGTCAAAATCAAATCTAAGTGTTACCGAACCAACCTCTGCACTTGTAAATTTATCTCCAGTAACATTTAGTTCATTATCCGGATTAAGCGTTATATTTTCAAACGGGAGCGGTAAATCATGTGAAAAATCTTCTTCTTGAGTTAAATTTACATCGATGTTATACGCAACATTAGCTTTTACTCTCTGCTGATCAACATCTGTAACCCGGTCACCACCCAAATCGAGTTCATTCAATTTAACCTGTTTAGCCAGGTAATTGAAATCACCATTTTCGACCGGGCACATTATTTCATAAAGGTCTCGGCTGGCTTCTGTAACTTTAGCCATTCCCTCGAATACAATGCCTGCACCGGCATTGATACGGAATGGTAATTCAACAAATGGATTTTTCACCTGGGGCCTGTGTGCATATTTAAATTCTTGCTTCAACTCGACGGTTGCCGGCAAAGTAAAATTGAATATAAAATTACCGCCCTGGCTCCCAATTGCCATTAATGGGTATGGCGATGTCCTGACTATTGAAAGTTCATTGTTTGCAAGATCAGCGATATAGTTTCCGAGTTTAATAGTTAACATAATATCTCCTTTATTGCTTCTCTCTGATTTTTTTAAGTATTCTATCTGTTTCTCTGTTACTATCAACCAGGATTATCCATAGCGCAGCCAAAACGACAATGCAGACGCATAATAAGGCAAAGAAGATATAAACGGCTAATACCATTATAATAATCCTTTTCTTTAACTTTTCAATCTGCAACTAACAAATGGCAAGCGTCCCAAAGTGTTTTATAATCTTCACTTTCATTTTGCGGCATTTCTGAAAGCTGAATTTTGTGAAGTTTGACATCATCCCCACATTCTTCATTTAGCCAGTCGTTATACTCTTTAACGTCCGCCTTCCTTTGCTCTATCGCCTCAGCATACTCTTGTTGAAGAGACGCTCTGACATTTATTGCATCAACACCGTTAAAATCAATGTCCAGGGTTTCAAACTCGCCGTTGGCTGTTTGCATAATTCTTGTTTTTGGTTTACCCCCACCAGCTGAAGCTAATTTTTCGTACTCTTTACGGAGTTCCTGCTCATACTTTTTGAATGCTTCGCCTTTCGGAATTAACTTCTCCTGGTCGTAGGCTTCAACCAGTGGTTTAAGATTTTGGATTGTTCGCGAAATGGCATAATTCAGTTTTAACCCTGTCACAGCCCTTAAATTTTTCAATCCAGCATGAAGCTGCAAAACTTCGAGGTTGGTCAGTTTTCGGTCTTTTTTGATTTCAGGTTTTTTCATTGCGCTAGTTTGTTTAGTTTATTATCTGAGTTCATAAGCGTACCAGCCTGTAGAAAGTAGGCCCGCTCCTTGTTGAATTATTGTTAAACCTTGAGCTTTAACTGTAACGTTAGTATTATTCACGACGCCATTTAATGAGTCTGTCGTGAGATTCAGCCTTAATGTGACGGCTAAGGTAGCATGCAGATTCACCACGTAATAGATTCGATCAACTGCTGTTACAGCAGAAGGCAGATACAAGTTCGTGGTTCCTGCATTGATGTAGATGAAACTTTCGTTTCCTAGTAGCTGATTCGCAGAATTTATGTAGCGACTTTTGAGCGATATAGAACCACGCATAGAAATATTACCTGCGGATTCTATAACCATTCTCGTCTGTGAAGCTGAATCTGAAGTTCCTCTGGTAGTGAATACAAGGTCTGTTGGGATTGCATCTTTAGAATGAGCAGTTGGAGCTATTGCTTGAATTCCTGCGGCAGGACTTGCATATCCACCATCATTGTATGGATAAAAAAGTATAGTTCCAACTGTTGCCCAGGAATTTAGATAAGTTTCGCCACCACTATTTCTATAACTTCTGAACCACATTGAGGGGCCTTCCTTCTTAAGTTGGTTAAGACCAGAATAAATAATATTTTCTCCCACGCTTAAATGATAGGTATTATTTACGGGCGAAAGAACAGTACTATTAAGTGACCAGTACTGCGTTGCGGATCCTCCCAACAACACTTGACCTGTATTATCGACCGTTAAAATCTGGGAACCTGACCCGGCGTATTCAGGAAATAGTAAAGAGCCATAAATTTTAGTTACATTATTATAAGTAGGACTTCCAAGTGTGATATCACCATCATTATCTGTTGAAGCTCCACGCCCGATAGCAATAGAATTATTGGCACCTGCGAATGAACCTACCCCTATGGCAATAGCATAATCATTAAATGTTGAGGAATTTGTTCCTATACACAATGAATATAAACCTTCACTATCCGCACCATATCCGATAGCAATCGATCCTTCTACAGCGGCAACTGAATTCGTTGATAAAGCTACTGAGTTACCTCCAGAAGCTTGAGCATAAATGCCTATATTTAAATCTCCAGTATATTGATCAAAAGTAAAATAATCTGAGCCTACTACTGCAGTCCCATCCATAAATAGCACTTGCTTATCGCTTGCATTTGGTGTTGCAGAATTATAAGTCGTGTCGTACAATCTTAGCGCTCCTGCTTTAAAGTAATAAACAGGATGGTTCTGTTCCAACAGAAGATTGTTTGCTCCACTGTATAGAGTGCCTAAGTAAATGTAGAATTTACCATCAGCGGTCGTTGGTAAAGTCTGCGTAAGAAATGCCGTATAACTTGAACTATCAAGAGTAAAATTGTCTCCATCAAAACTGTTTGCCACTAGATAGACCGGTGCAAAAGTAGTTGGAGAAGCAATACCATTATGAGTGTAGTTAAAGGTAGTGAAACTAAGCATTGTATGGCTATACGCGGCTGACAGTCTTGTATTGGCAGCTGTATTCGAGGTAAGGGCATAGTGGAATAAGCCTTTAGAAAGGCTAAAAGTGGCTGTGTTAATAACTTTTGTAGTTCCCGTTCCAGCCGTAGTAGTTAAGGGTTCGGCAATTCCTGCCGGTGTTATTCCATATATTTTATATGCGGGCATACCTGATGCGCCGGACATAGGTGTAAAGTAGTTGTACCTTATAGTATAAGATTCTACCGAATCGGTATCTACGTTTCTTTGCGAACCAATTAAATTAAAGTAAGTCCCGTCATAGTAAAGCAAAACAACACTTCCCGCTGCTAACGTTAATGATACCGTATTTACATTAGCGCCATTAGAACGCACATTTTTAGCTCCAGTGTTGTTAACATTTATTGTTATAGCATTTGCTGAATTGCCTAATACAAAAGTAACAGCTAATACATCTCCGGCTAAAAGTGAATAGTTTGAAATCGTTATAACTTTGGCAACTGTAGCTGCAGCTGTCGTTGTAGAACACGCTATCGGTCTGTACTGACTACCATGTAACCCGTCAAGGTAATCGGCGTTTAAATTTGTAAATAAATTTGTAGTTCCAAGTGTGAAGCTATCAAGGTTTGCATTGTATTCAAGCATACCATCCGCATAATAATAGTAGAGGTCGCCACCATCATCGCCTATCATGGCTATCATTTCATCATTAGCTGTATGGAATAACCCATATTTGTAAAGCCATGATTGTTGGGCTCCCATAGCTACATAATCGTCGGCAGCAAAAACAAAATTCCCTTTTAAAGCATAAGATTTAAAGATTCCGGAGTAATGTAACAAACCAACACCGTTAGGCCCATAACTTCCGGAATAAAAAATACCGGAGGCCGGAGTAGAACCATACGCTGGTTGTACTGCATAAGGAGCGTATAAAAGCCCCGTTCCATCAAAAATACCGTCAGTAAGAGCTGGAGAACCTTGATAGTAGCGTGTGTCAAGTAAAGTAAGTAGGTTTGCAACAGTACTCGTTTTAATTTCTCCGTCGGTGGGATCAACAAGCAATAACCTATCGGAAGCGACAAGCGTTGGATGCAAAGGAGCAGTGGTCAAGTCAATATCCACATAGAATATTGACTTGTCACTTACTTCCCTGCCGGTAACTTTAGTTTGAGCCATTAGATAAGATTAAACCGAGTAATTCACTAAGATTACATCCGTGTAACTTGAAGCTGCAGAAGGAGCTGTTGTGAAAGTAATGGTTGTAGTAGCTCCATAAGTAATGGTATAGTCATTGCCGGCGCCGGCATTCATGAGGATACCATTTTTGAAAACCTCTTCAGTTCCAGAAAGTACATTAGCCGCAAGAGTAAATACTGCGTTACTCCCGTTGACAACACCGGTCGGAACTGCCCTGTAGGTTCTTTGTGAAAGGTTGCCGGTATTGAGTCCCAGAAGGTTCCTGATCTGTGTAACAGTCAGGTCCTCCGGATCACCTGTCGAAGCGGAAACCCTACCTTTCATGGTAGCTGTTGGAACATCTGCCAGTTTCGCATTTGAAACAGCATTGTTTGCAATGGTTGTAGCTCCATCAGCAACTGAAGTCACATCACCGGTATGATTAGGGTGGACATACAGGTTGTAAAGTGTATCGAAGTAAGTTTTCAGCGTTGCCTTCAGTGCTGCCCAGGTAAGTTTCTTTTTACCGAAAGAAGCTGCAGAATCTTCAATGATTAATTCGTCAGCATCGACGGGAGTTGCTTTTGCAGCCAGGGCGCCAAACTCACCTGAAGCAGCCGTACTGACAAGACCGGAATTCCGGATTGCCAGTGGGGATGCATATTTTGCGTTATCTGTACCCGTATCAATTTCGGCCCCGGTACAAACTGCGTTTGCTGTAGCTCCATCCTGAACGTTCAGAATTACCCTTGCCTCTGCAGGCGTGAGAGGGGCTATATTACCACCAGTTTTCCGACCTACAAAGGTTTGCTCCGGAACGGTCATAGCAACCGGATTGTTATCGGTATCGGCTTTTAAGATGGTATTGGCATCGAAATCATTCCTGAGTAATGCCCCATCGATGTTTGTCTGGGCCACTGTCCAATCAGCATTTACACCTCCGGAAGCTCTGTCAACGGTTGCAAGCAGCAAATCCCCGATTTCGCAGACATTGCCCTTGATAGTGCCGGCTTCAATTACACGGTAAGTCCAACCTGCGTTATAAACTACCAGGGCGTTGAAAGCTGCAATGGTGAGCGTGCCGCCAGTTCCGACAGTTCCTTTGAAGACCATTGCATCCGCACCAGCGATGACTGCAGCTACGGCATCGTCGACATACTGCTTGTTTGCCGCATCTGTTGATGCTGTACAGGTTGATAGGTTAATTGCTTTTTTGTTGTTGATGTCAAGGTGATCATCGATGTACAATTGACTGCTTGACCTTTGTTTTGTTGTTGCCATTGTTAAGATTTTAAGGTGTAATATGCTTCAATGCGATCTGGGAAACCATCGTTCTTTGGTGCTTCGTCGAGGGTAATTGCTGTATCGGAAGATTCCACGAAATAAACCTCTTTCAATCCATTGAGGTAAACATCAATTTTCCCAGATACGTAAGGAAAACTTGTTGCAAATACCCTGTTTATACCATCGACAGACCCGGATAATATTTCTGATTTTGTTTGACTGCCGCCTCCGGACCCAATTGACCCGCCAGCCATTTCAACCACTTCTTTAACATCGTCTTCACTTACCTTGAGTCCAAATAACTTACCTTCCCTGACATTCCATACCAGGGTTTCTTCGTCCATCTGGTTAGGTGTCGGCCGACGACCAATTATGCGCGATAGTATTACTTTCCAATAACCCATCACTCTGCGGGAAATAATCGTTCGTACTCAATTTCTACCGATGATTGTTCAAATATCCGCCTTGAGCGATCAAGTTGTTTCGAAGTTAACAGGATCCTGATCCGCTGCGATCCCGAAACCTCGTAAATCTCCGGTGAAAGAAATAGTTCGTTCAACCAGTTCTGGTCATTTTTCTGAAGCCAGCCGGTATTGATTTTTACTTTTTCTGATGCTTCATTCCGGTATTCTCTTTTGTGCAACCGGTTAGCATCATTAATATCTGCAACCCTTTCAGATGTGAACCGTTCTATATCAGTAAATTCATCGGCTTCGCCGGTGCAGGCAAGACAATCGTAGCCAACCAGGCTATTGCGGAAAATCAGATATCGCACACTGCGATAGTTATCGCGGTCGATGTTGTATAAAAACACATCACTGACGCCAACACCCGTTTTTGTTACCTGAACATAATATTGTTGCACTGTTTTCCCGGGATGGTTTGCCGTTGCCCAGGTATCGATACCAAGCTGATCGGGTCCGGTTGCAAATGATACTACCCTTTGAGGATTCGTTGTTAATTCGACTGAAGGATCATATAAATCGAATGTATTATCATCGAAGAAAATACCGCAGACAAGCGCAATGGTTACAGGATTTTCTGTTAGGTGATTGTACCAATACAAGCGCTCAGGCTGCCCGGGAAGTACTTTTTTACCTGTCCGGGGATACCATGTCAAAAAGGGTTTTATTGCAACCAGGTATTCGTAAAATGTTGCATAAGATGCAATCAGTTCATAATGTTTCCACCGTGGGATCCTTCCACCCATGATCAGGCCGGTCCAGGTTATCTGGTTACTTCCTGAAGGTGGATTCCCATAATACTCTTGAAATGCTATAGTACTGTTCTTGCATGCATTCGTATGTATCCATGTAGCTGCGTCGCTGTATTCAGTTACACGTTCGTTCAGGAAGTATTCAGATAGCTCAAATTCAGCATTGGCAGCTGCATTCAGACTCAACAACTCCGCAGGGGATCCGGAGATAATTGGCAGCGCCAAAATCTTATAATTGTCCTCGATGCGATCGCTGGCCACGGTGAAATTCATTGGCAAGCCGGACAGACAAACTGCAGGTGGGTTAGATGTGATTGCGAACATGATGCAAGTTTACTTCAGAGTGATGCTTTTTTAAAGGACATTTACATAGTGTCTGAAATAGCCTTATCTTCTTTCTCCTTAATCCGGTTGAAATCGTGGAGTACCCATTTGCCGCTGATACCATTTTTCTGAAGTGAATCAAGTACATCTCCGATTTTATCAACATCAGTCCTTAGCTTTAATATAGCCTGTGCCTGGTAAACATTAGACGGGTCTTCCCACATAGAGGACTTTCGTCTATTGGCATCATGGTTCAACCACCTATATTGCTGATCCGTAAATCCGCCATCCTTATAACCTCTGTTTGAACTGGCCACTAGTGCCGGAAGGTTGATGGAACGGATAGTCTTGTTTTTCTGAGCGTAATCGATAATATTCAAAACCTTACGCACGCTAGTATTTCGGGTTGCATCAGCATTGGCGACGAATTCATTAGCATGAGTGACTCCGGATTCAGTATCGTCACTTAAATCACTATCAGTAAAACCTCCGGATTTGTAAGGATTTTTTTGCTTTGATACCATTTTTATCTGCAGCCCACCCTCCAGTGCTGCAGCGGCCATCAGAGGAATTGCAGGTATCGGCCAGGCATTGTTCGCGGCTTTACCAACCATTATAGCAAGGTTTACCCATGCCTGTGATAAGTCAGCCTTATGTTGTTTTTCCCAGGAAGATTTCTGAATTGCTTTTTCCTTAGCATTATATTTCTTGTTAATAGCCTCTTTTTGTTTTTCAGTAAGATTCTTTACTGACAATTCAGCTTCCCGCTGTTTATCAAGAGCATCTAATTTCTCATTGAGTTCACGTTGATTTTGTTCACGCTTAATTTGAAACTCAGCATCAGCAATCTGTTTTGCAGAATCAATTGCTAAATTCATCTTGTCAGCTGCACTCCAGTCTTCCCATTCGTTGCCCGATGAATTGCCGCTGGAGTCGGTACCGGTGCCCTTGCCTGTATTTTGTGCCGATTGCTGTTCGTACTTGAGCCGGATAGCATCCAATGCCTGTTGAGCCTGCAAAATATCTTCGCCAGACTGATTGGCAATTTCAAGTTTTCGCTGAGCAAGTCCGATGGCAATTTTTAATGATTCAAGAGCATAGGTATTTTCTAAATCCTTCAGCTTCCGGTTGTATTCTTTACGGCTGATTTTACCATCCTGATAACTTTTTTTAAGTATGAGTAAATCCCTGCTTTTTGCACTATAAAGGATTGATGTTTCTTCCATCAACCGCTTATCAAGCGTTTTTGAATCCTGACTTATCTGAAGGTTTTTTTGTAAGCGATCGTACTTAGCCTGTATAGCCAGTTTCATTTTTTGCTTGAACTCTTCGCTGCCCGTTAATGAAGCAATTTCGATATCCTGATCATTTTTAAGTTGCTTTTGTTTTAGTTCGAACAATGCAGCGGATCCTTCCGACAAGCTTTCAGATTGAATCTGCATCAGCTGCTTTTCGTGCTGCATGCTTTTCAGTATATCGGCATCGAGCAATTTCTTTTTATCCTTAAGATATTTCATGTCGATATTGAGAAGCGTAGTGTTTAAATCTTCTTTTTGCGAAGTAGTGAGGGTTTTGTTTACCTGCAATTCATTTTTGATCTGATCGCGTTCAGTTTCATACGCTAGTTTTAGTTGTGTAAATGATTTATAATAACCTTCCTGCTCAAGATTAATCTGGCTTTCAATCACTTTTTTCCTGATCTCGAGACCCTGGGCTAATAGTTTTTTCAGTTTCTCATTCTGAGTTTTTCCAGCTGTTTTATCCAACGAATCATCAATTTCCTTTTTCTTTTTTACAAGTGCATTGAAATCATTGATAATTGTTGCAGGAACTTCTTTGCCTTCAGCTTTCAGTGTTTTTATCTGCTTTTCTGTTAACGAAATTGATTCTGAAAGCTTTTCGTATGCATCCTGTGTTTTGGTCAGATCATCTTCTTCGCCATTTGATCCAACTAGACTTGATTCAGACTCAGCGATGATTGAACTTTTTTCTATCTCTTTTTTTATTTGGAGTATCGCATTTTCCGTATCAAGCCTTTCTCTTTTCTTTTTATTCAATTCATTTTCCATCGAAATTTCAGACTGGTACATTGCTACCTGTCCGGCAATACCCGCATCACCACCCGATACAACATCCGGATGATAACTTCTTTTTTTAGTTAATTCAAATTCTGCAGCTGCATTATCAACAGCTTTATCCTGCAGACGTTTTTTGCGGAATAATTCTTCGAGTTCATCGCTGGCGGCTTTGAATTGAATCTGTTTTTCAAAAGCAACCAAATAATCTTCCAGCGCCTGTGTATTGCCTCTGATCAGTCGGCCTTCTTCGTCGATTGAACCATTGTAACCTGGAACGATTTTATTCAGCTCATCCATAGCCTTTTTTCGATTAACCAGGGCAACGTTGTTATTCTCAACCATGGCTTTCAAGTGATCGAGTTTGCCAGCCTGCGTGGCATATTGCTCAGTAACTTTATCCTGTATTGTTTTTAGTGATTTTTGGTAGGTTGTGAGTTCACTGGACTTTTTGATCATAAAATACATGGCCGTGCCTACAGCCATGATACCAGCTGCGATCGCGCCGAATAAATTTGCTTTAAGTACTGAGTTGAAAACACGCATCGCCTGTGTAGCACCGGCAATGTTGCCGGCAAGAAGCATTTGTGCAGCCGCCCAAAGTTTTGTTGCCATAATGGCCGCGCCTTTTGCAATAGTATTGGCTTTGGTAACAATTGTATTCAGTATGGTTCCTTCAGTTGCTCTTAATGTCCATAATGACGACAGTTTCACTGCTGCAGTGTATGTTATAATTGTGGCCGTTGTAGTAATTATTACACCACTATGCTCCTTGAAAATAGCAATTGCAGCCAATATCCCTTTAACCAGATATGAAAATGAATTTGTACTAAAAGTCAGAGCAGGTGCAAGCTTTTCGCCCAATTCCATACGCATAAGCATGGCTCTGTTCTTTGCCTGCTCAAGTTTTGTAGAGTTATTGTCAGTATTTATCGCCGCTTGTTCAATGGCAACGTTACTTCCGGTAACTGCGGCCGTATAACGGTCCATTTCAGCCCGGTTATTTATCAGAATCTTTGCAGCTGTAATGTTTTCAACTCCGAAAAGATTCATCATTTCGGTAGCTGACATATTTTTAGCGGCAAGATTTTCCATTGACTTCGAAAATCCGACAATTGCCGGATTGGTTTCATCGGCACCTTGCTGAAGTTTCAGAATAATATTCCTGAGCGACCTGCCAGCCATCTCAGGTTGTTTCATTCTTGGGGCCAATGTTTCAATAATCCCGATAAGGCTTTCATAAGATATTTTAGCATCGGCAGCCACGGTGCCCGATTTCTCGATTGCTTCAGTAAGGTATGGTATTTCACCAGCACCTTCTTTTGATCCAGCTGCCAGCGCGTTTATAATGCGACGTGAATCACTTGCCGGTGCATTAAATTGATTGAGCATGCCGGTTAAAGCCTCAACAGCTGGCTGAAGTTCAGAATCTGAAGCAGATGCCAGAATAATGGCTTCCTGAGTGACTGCGTTCAGTGCTTCTTTATTCTTTAACAACTCCGGACGTGCCGATCCTACCTTTGTATATGCATCAACAATGGCATCTGCACTCTGGGTAATGCGTACATTGCCTTCAATGGTAGCAGTGCTAAGGCGTTTTGCCTCATCGGTAAGATACTGAAGTTCATCTCCTGCTAAACCTGTGAGCGCAGATAGATTATCAACCTTCTTTTCAAATTCATTAAACTCTTCAATAGCTTTTTTAAATCCAAATACTACGCCGGTAAATGTTGCAACCAGAGCCGCGGCCATACCAAAATACTTATTAAATCCGTTTGCCAGACTTCCCATGGTTGTTTGATGCTCCTTTGCCTTACCGGTTGCTTTGTCGAGTTCAGCCCGCAGCATTGATACCTGCTTTTGCTTATCTGCGAAGCCTGGATCTGATCTTTTCATCATATCCATTTCTTTTTTCGCTGCATTAAAGGCAGCCTGAAGTTCACGGATTGATGCTGATGACAAATTCTTCAGCACATTATTTACATCAGTTGTTTTCCTTTCAAGTTTTCCCGCTTCTGAAGTAAGTTTCTTCATTTCACCGTTCAACTGATTATAGCCTTTTACATCGCCTTCGGCCGCAGCTTTATCGCGAAGGATTTTGATCTGCTTAAGATCTTCTTTGATTTCGGCAAGCCTGGCTTTTGCCTGTTCGCCGTTTATATTGACATCAATTGTTGCTTTTCTGCTCATACTTTCAGTTCATTATAGCCGTAATCGGCATTGTCATCAAGATTTCTGACTACAAGAAATTCAATACGCCTGGCATGCTTTTCTTCGAGCAAATGCCTGAGCACCTCAAGCTGCTTGTAAAATGTATCGCTTAACCAGGGCTTTGGCCGGCGCTTTGTTAATCCGGCCGCGATCATGCTGTCACGATCTTCAAGATTTACATGTTTACCAACGCCATAATCTACCATCCGCCCGTACCATTCGAATGCGAACATGACCTTATGGGGATCACCGGAAGCATCGGTAAGTACTTTGGCCATAAAGCTATCGACCAACTGTTGTGAATAGCCAATATTAAGCCGCTCAATCATTTTGAACCACTCCTTCAATACGATATCAGCCCACGCCTCAACCGTTAGCTTGATATCGATGTTGTCGGCCATTTGAATGATTGTTCAACCAGGAATGAAAATGAATAACCAAAGTACCCGGCAATGGGTCCTATTTCTGAATAATCGACACGGCTAAAGTCGACACCATAAGCCGGATCACCAAAATTGATGCTGTCTCTCTTCATCCGCTCGAGTAATTCAATGCCGGCACTCATTGCCTCACGTTTGGCATCCAGTACTGCAGTATGATCATTTAGTTTTGCGCGGACCAACAGGTAAAAAAGATGGTATCCGGTATCGAGCCGGCGATCTTTAAAATTCAGGTAGCCGTCACCGGAATCCCTGGCCACAGCTACGCATTTTGGAGAATTTCGCAAATTCCCCAGGAGTTCTTCCATCTTGCTGATTCCGGAAGCCTTGTAAACATCGTCAGTGGCTGTTAAGTCACTTTTTATCGCCTGCAGGTATTCGTAAAGTTTAAACATGTGTCGTTGATTTTTCAATTTTCAGATTAATCTCAAACATTACTTCATGCACGCTTGTGGATAGTATTTGTTTGTTCAGCGTTATATTGCCGCCGTTCAGCACCGATAACAATCCCATTACTTCTTCATCGGGTGGTATATTTGAATTGCCTTCAGGTTGATTATATACGAACCAGTATTTTGACATAAACCAGGTTTTTAGCCCGGTAAACCACAAGTAAATAATGTACTTCCTGAAGATTGGAATTCTCCTGAATCTTTGGGCCCTGAGCTTTAGCTTTTCATTGTTCCAGGCTTCGCCTTTTTTTCGGTAAGCGATGGCCATCATCTTATCGAGCCACTCCGGATCAGCTGCTTTTGAATAGGCAGCATAAAACTGATCGAGCAGAAGATATTCTTCCAGGCTTACTGAGTATAAACGGAAGTCGACCGGTACATAATTCTTCAGTTTTTCGGGGAGCCGGAACAGCGTTACATCTTTTACCAGGAATCGCATTCGCTCAATGCAATCGGTAGCCCGGTCGACATCGAGCATGAAATTTTGATATCCTTTCTTTTTGTAGATGTAGCAAAGATCGCCATCCACATTTACCGGGTCCTTTTTCAACAGCTTCATATCAGCAAATTTCAGGAAACAGCGAGTCATTAGCTGAACCTCTGAAACTTCATTTAATATCAGCTTTGTCAAAAATTCAAGATTGGCCTGCGTGAGCTCTGTCCACTTTACAGGCACTGTGATATCTACCTTCATATGCCACATGCTAAAAACGGATCACCTTCAGCCGGACCGGTAGCTGTGAGAGATTCAAGATACTTCAGATAAATTTCGGAAGCTTCAAAAAGTGGGTAATCAACGTGCTTTTCGAAAAGGACCTTCTTTACTCTCGAGATAAAATTGTTACCCGTATTTTCATCACCGGTGGTATAAGCAGCCAATGCCGATCGTAGGTCCTCAATCAATACTTTATTGTGATCACTCAATTCGTCATCCCGGAGTTGGTCAATAATTTGAGCGCTCAGAGTGGCAGAAATCACCGGTTCGATCTTCAACCGGCGTACCATGGTAAGCTGTGGCCGGGCTTTTATAAAATCGAGCCGGTTGCCTGTAAAAACAGCGTAATTGCGGAATTCCCTGAGCGATGCAATGTAATTGTCATTTATAAGGGTGTAGGTTTTCGAACCCTTCCAGTCGTCGTGAAATTCAGTGGCGCTCTCCAGGTACTCAAGCAGATCCTCAACACACTCATCGAGCCTTGCCGCCATTGCAGCTGTGAGCGCATTTACCCGGGCAGTACTGGCCGGCGCCAGGTTAGTATCACTGTGCACAGCGAAACCGTTAGCCGTTTCAACCAGGTCGAGAAATGGAATTGCCTCGAGATATCCCTTATGAGCAATTACTGCAGAACAGAAGTCAACCAGCTCCGTGTTGGGATCCTCAATCAGATCAAACAAATCAGCACCGGTAATTTCGCGCCTCAGCCACTTTTCAGCCGATTTCAGATAGGTTTCATACTTTACGAAATCTGCAGCTTCATTGGTTGCAATGGTCGGAATATAGTTTTTAAGAGTCTCAAGGTCCTGTATGATCATTTCTCTTCATTTTTAGCGTTGGGATCCGGAAGTATTTCTTCTTTTCCGCTCTTGTTTTTGTCGAGCGTGGTAAATTCAAAATCAGGTACCTGGAATTCGAGGTTCGATGGCCAGTTGTTGAATTTCTTAATCATGTACAATGGAAGCATAAGCCTGTCACGGAAAGGTTTCATTAAGCCCGATTTTATCATGAAAAGTTCACGCTTATCGGTTCCCGACATGGTACCACCGTTTTTTCCTGGAGCGGTCGCAATCAGGTTCTGATGCACATCCATGGCATAACTGATCATGTTGCTTACCTCGCTCGAGTCTTCAAGGTATTCACCACCCTTAATGTTGATGGGAATTGGTTCAATGGTCAGGTATTTTTCTTCAATGGCAGTACTGGATGTCTGAACCATCTCCTTTGTTACCATCAACCCGGTACCATGATTCTTGTCGGAGCTCAGGAAGGTTTTAAACTTTTCCAATTCAAGCTGCTTCCGGGCCTTTACTGCTTCCGGATTCGTGGTATCGATCTTTTCTTCCATGAAGATTTTCTCCCAGTACTTTTTCGATACATACACGATAAACCTTACCCTGAGTCCGTTTTTCAGAAGGACCTTCTTAAATTCCCAGATCATGGTTGAAAAATCGAAGGATCCTGAACGGAAGATAGACCACCATTGGGGGCGCTGATAGTAAACTTTGCCAGGGGTGGGGAAACTGATGGGAACGACCCATCGGGCTGCATTTTTTGCACGATCTTTAAGATCGGCCGATGGATTGTAGCGGCTCAGCACTTTGGTAACAGTACAGTTATCTTCATTTACCGGTTTTGACCAATCACCTGCATAAAAGTGATTGTTAATCATCCCTGTTTTTTTGTCAGTAACGCCCCACCTTGAGAATACAGCTTCTTTATGCCTCAGGCTCACAATTTCGTTGCGCCCTTTGTTCAGGATTATTTCCGGGAAGCAATTAAAGAAAGTAGACATGTCTGCACATTGTTCCAGGAAATAGCCTGGCACATCGTTATTCTCAAAAAAATCAATTACCTTAATATCCTCACAAGGCTCATATTCCACCTTCTTACCATTCATAATCTTCAGTACCGGCTTTATGCCCTGTCCATAGGCTAATCTGGTATTAAAGTAAAGGTTTGAAGATACAACCTCACTTTTTCCAACCATATCCATTACTTCTGCCGGCAGATTATTTGAGTCGCCCCAGGGCGCGATTCTGTATTCGCCAAACGCTATAGGATTATCAGGTTCTGTGAATAAATCCTTGCTGCCGGAATCTACAACAATCGCTTCCGCACCCGGTATATAGGCCAACAAATCAAAGCTTTCAACATCTGTCATAAACAAACCTCCTCATCGTTAAATTGTATAATTGTGCACCGGATAATGGTCCTTATCTGGTTTGAAGGGATAAGTTTTACATTCATTGTGCGACCCCTCGAGTGCCAGCTCGTGCAGATGGCCTGGTTTATATGCACCATATTGCCGCTCTCTTCGACGAAAGAAAAGGCAAAAACGCCTTTCTCAACCATCACATGTAAGTTACTGAGTAGTATCATGCTTTTTTTTAACAATGATACTATGAGCACTCAATTTTTTAAAGGACAACAAAAAACCCCGCCGGCTAAGCCAGCGGGGTCACACACATGGAAAACCAATCAACACAGCGGATACTTCAGGTTACGAGTAAATAGGTAGATGGGTATAGTGCAGATTTCACTTCGGGTTTCAGCCAATGGATTCCCAATATATACATAGTCCGTGAAGGTGGTAGAATGGTTACAGATAAGAAGATTGTTTTCGCTTCGATATGCTATGCCACCTGCAGAACCGGTTTCCGGTATATCATAGCCGGCCTGAACGCCCTCAATCAGTTTTACAACATATACATCTGCAAAGAGCTCCGGAGCGGAGTAAACATAATTTACCGGCAGCACAGAGGGAACGTCAGCAAAGCTGATCAGTTCAACCTGCAAACTTTCCGGGCAAACCTGGTAGCCGGGCGGACTTTTTTCCGATCCGGCAATTGCACTCACGGTAGCCAGGACTAACAGGAGGCTCAGCGCAAAGAGAAATTTTTTCATAATTTGTTTTGATGGTTAATAAATAATAATGATTTGAATGGGATTCAAAAATATAACCTGATATCAGGTAAATAAAGGACAAAAAAAAAGCCCCGGAAACGGGGGCTTAAAATCTTTTATGAGGTCCTTTTTTACGTATTCGTTCTACAGCTCTTCGCTCTTCTCTTGATAATCCCGATGTTCCTTCATTCGGATGTATCATTGTTTTCTCCGGACTGGTAAAGTCAATTCTGGATATTGAAGGAAATCTAAAAGACATTACGGTATGATTATTTGCATTTGTTACTGCAAAATCACCATTACCAATAATATCCATGCCTATAAGTACTGCGAAATCTCCGCTCAGCTTTTCACATTCAGTAACTTTTATTGGAAATATCGTAACATTGTTAGGCAATGTAATCGAAACCAAGTAAACATTAGCTATTGAAGACCCTGTTACTCCCTGCACATTTGTTTGTGATACTGGAAATAACTTAAGGTCATCTACAACTTTTTTCGTTATTACACTTCCAGTTGCTCCTGTATCCCAAATAGCCTGATATCTACCATGAGGTTTTGATTTATTAATATGAGAATCAGGATGTCCGATAATGACATCAGTTACCAGCACATTAACTTTATTTCTGTATTCAGTTGTAAAGTTGTGGATTTGTATATTATCCATTCATTAACTATTTAGATCAAGCAAATACAACTCTGGTATGAAAAGTTTGAGTAAGTCCTTTATCGCCAGGCTCACATTTTTGAATCAGAAATGTGCCTTCCTCGTATTTATCAATACTATCCATATAGGCATCAAGTTCATTGTCGAAGACTCCAACAACTTTTTCATTTTTTATAACAAGAGTTTTTCCTGAATACTCCTTTTCGAGTTCAGCTTTATGTTCTACGTAAAAATTGAATTCTTTGGTTAACATACTTTTCTCTTTTATTAGGGATTGCAAAAGTAAATATTATTTACAATACGATTGTAATTATTAACAAATGTATTGCAAAAATGATTTAAAATCAATATAAATAAAAAAACCCCGGAAACTTGCCTGGGGAATCAGCCATAGCTGAGGCAAGATCCGGGGCTTTCACCATGTTCAAAGGTTACTTTTTAAATACCTCCAGTTCTTCAGCTATACCGCTGATCAGGGTTATATGATGCATTGCATCCTGAAGGTATGTTTCGCCCAGCTGCTCAGATAACCTGGCAATAAAACCAACAGCTTTCAGCAAATCGCAAATGCGACCCTCTACACTGTCATTGTCATGTTGCTGCCAGTTAGCAATAGTATCAACAGTTTTGTCGCTCAGTACTGCTTCTCCTATTTTGTGCAGCACAACAGACTTGGTATTAACCTGCAGCATCTGCAGCCTCCTTCCCGAAAAATCCAAAATCAAGCATAAGCTGATTCTTGTTATCAAAATAATCCTGCTGGTTAATTTTGCGGGCCCTGTTAAGTTCTTCCCGGGCAGTAAGTACTTTATCTTTTGCATCCCGAAAATCAATACGTGCATTATCATAGATAAGTAACTTTTCGTCAATAATGCTTTGTCGAAATTCCAGAAAATCTTCCAGCCTTGTAAAATAGTTGTAAAGTGCATGATGGCACTCAAGCTGATATCGAAGCAAAGGTTCTTTTGACTCTTCTTTAACTTTTCTGCTGTCGATATTACACAACCACCCAAATACAAATTCAAGTGGAATTGTAATCATTTCATACTGCTTTCCATCCGATCCAGTTGTAAGGATCATCTTTATAACTGAACTGTAAATCGGATGTGTTTTAAGTACCTCTAACTGGCCCTGCATTGTTATTCCCAATGCTTCACAAATTGGCTTTACAGGGACCATTTTTTCACCTGCTTCGATAATCTGGATGCTTACACCGTTGATGCGGGCAACCGTTGTCATGTTGTTTTCCATAGCTGTGCCTCCTTAGTCGATCATGTTATCATTCATACAATAGCCATAATATGACTTTGGGTGATTCTTTATCACCATTTCGAAGTAATAAAGGCTTCGACGCACAAACATGATGTCTTCTTCGCAAACAATGCCTGTTTTACTGTATTCAATCAACAGTTTAACGGGCTTGCCTTCTGCATTGTACAATTCTCTACAAAACATGCAATCGTGCGCGGTAAGCACCTTCACAGCTTGCTGAAAAAGTGGTGTTGGCAATTCAGTGATGGAAAATTTTAGCCTGTAAAAAAGCCTGTTTTTTAATGCTTTACGCATGTAGTTAAACCATCCGGGTGTAGATGTAACAGGCAGCACATCGTTAATAAACGTTTGTGCATTTAATTGCTTGTTTTGATGCAGATTAAGCACAATTTCAATAGCCCGCTTCTGGTTGCCCGGAGCCATGCTAATAAAGTTGAGTACATCGTTGAGATTCATTTTCGATCCTGACAGATCGCATGGGCGCATCGCCCTGGTTACGGTAGGTAACATCTTACATTTCTCCTAATGAAAAAACCCCCAACCATCCGTGAAAACACCCCGCCAAGGGTGCTACCGGTTGCCCGGTAAGATGATTGAGGGTTTCCCCTATTAAGTTAAATGTTGATTCTAAGAACATGGTTTGGCGGTTTTATTTCACTACATTCAGATGTTCAAGGCTGAATGATTGGGCAAATATACAATAAGATTGTAAAAAGTCAAGAATTATTTTTCAATTCTTTTATGCCTAGTACTAAAAGCAAATCCCAACTTTCCATTTTCTATTTCAATCGTTTCAACTTTTATCCATTCATCATCTTCCTTTCTTGAAAGCCTCACTCCATTAATAATGGAAAGCAATTGATTCTCATCTATAATTTTGATATCTATTCCATTATTAATAAAATCTTCAGTCTTTTTCTTCTTTTCACGCCCGGGGTTATTGCCTGTGATAAGATAATTAATTCGCTCACTAACTGAAACGTCCAGATCAGCGCCTAGCCTTTTCAATAGTAACCCAAGATTATCACGCTCTGGCCAGTTTATGTATGTACCTGTTATTACTACTTTCTTTTGATAGAAAGGATTTTCAACATTCTCAGTGACATCAAAGCTTTTCTTAAATAGATCTCTGTTTAATTTCTTAGCATATCTTTTACCTGATTCTTTCTTTATACCAGGTGTCGGATTGTACTCAATAAAATTTGCATCATTTGATTTCATAAACAAACAAGCTGCAGCTTCAGCATCTGAAAGAGCATCATGATGATTCAAACAAATACCAAACTCTTTGCAACATACATCGAGGGCTTTGCCTCCAAACAGTTTCATTGTGTCGGAATAATCAAATGACAGATCATCCGGATCAATAGCATAGTGAACCATGCATTTTCTTAGTACATCAATATCAAAGCTTGCATTATGGCATACAAGGTGTTCCCCGTCAATAAAATTTTTTATTAAAGGATACAGTTCATAAAAATTAGGAGCATGTTCAGTGTTAACCGGAGAAATTCCGTGAACATTAATACAATTCTCTGAGTATGAATTACCCGGTGGTTGAATCAAAGAAAAGAATTTTTGAATGATTACCTGATCCTTAACTTTAATAATACCTACTGCACATGCAGTATTTCTGCCATAGTTAGCAGTTTCAAAATCAATTGATACAAATGTTTTCATGTCTTTGGTTTTAATTTACAATGTAAATGTAATTCATGCAACCAAAATACCCGCACGAAATCCCCAACGAAGCCCCTTGTTTAGAGCCATTACAAATAAAAAAAGCCCCTGCATATTGCGTGATTTTTCAAAAATGGCAATTGCCAAGCGATTCAGCGCGGTGCGGGTTCTTCAGTCCGGGAAAGGGGAGAAATCCCCCTTTCAACCCTTGTTTTTTTCTCATTTTCAAGGTCATAAACTTTTGAAAATGCGAACCCTCAGAGCGCCGAAAACAAACCGGCAATTGAAAAAAATCATAAAAATTTTTTCAATCAATTACAGGGCATCTGATAAAGCCACAGCTATATTTAAATTCTTGGATTAATTATAATGACCTGAATATGAACTAAATATATTACATTTTACTTGCATATATTACAATTATGTTGTATATTTATATCATAATTCACTATTAATCTAACACTTAAACAAATGAGTAAAGCAGCAAACAGGGCAGCCAAAGAAGCTACCCAGGCCACAGGCCAAAACGAAAGCCAGGACAAAAGCCAGGCAGTTGAAACAACAATGCAGGTTTTGAAACCGGAGCCACAGCCGGAACCGGAACCGGAGAAACCAAACGTTTATGATGTGATTCGCAAAATTTATGAGCAGTACCACCGTAGCGAGCAGCATTCAAACTATTTGCAGCAACTTGACAGACTGCAGCAATTCAGAAGCCAGATAAATAATAATACTAATCTGGTTCTCTCAAACGGAGCAGGACAAGCCACTTTTACAAGTGTTGACCCTGCAGCCGTTGACACTCTTATTGATATCTGTATCAAGAACGTAAAAGGCAAGATTTCAGAAATTGAAAACATGCTGATTGCAGCGTAATCTTTAACCGGCCGGCAGGTCCAACGGCTTGCCGGCCTAACTTTTTAAGACATGGAAAAGACAAACGAACACAAGGAGAAGAGGGAAGCCCTCAAAGCATTGAGCCAACAGGTTAAACCACTGGTGAAAGAAGGCCAGTATGATACCGTAAACGATGCTATTATGGATTGTTTTTACAGGCAGAACGGACACAGCGAATTCAATACACTGTGGGAATGGAATAAAAAAGGTTACAGGATTTTAAAAGGTAGCAAAGCATTCGTAGTTTGGGGAAGCCCCCGACAGTTAAAGAAGGTAGAACCGGAAACGGACGAGGACAAAAAAGAAGAATTTTTTCCGCTATGTTATTTATTCAGCAACCTGCAGGTTGAGCAATCAGAAAGGAGAGCAGCATAATGGCACAGGTTAAGACATTGCGAAGATTAAGAATTCAGGAAAAAATAAGGTTCGGCCGATTCTATAACAGAACCCTTTATCCGGCAATCCGAATAGAAGGAAATTGGCTAAAGGATGCCGGATTTTTGCCTAATACCTGCGTTTATGTAATTATAGAATCAGGCAAAATTGTAATTAAACCCGAAGCAGAAACCACAAACAAGCAAAGAGCATGACAGCGCCAACAGGAAACTATTTTTATTGCAGATATTGCGGTGATTATTTCACCATGGGCAGGGAAGATTTTAATTCATATATGAATGGAGAAATGGAAACCCCTGACACCTGCGATTTATGTATTGAAATGCTGAACAGTCAGCCGGAACCGGATTATTTCTCAGATGCAGACCCGGGATTGTAACCGATAATAAACGTTTTTAAACGTTTAGCCGAGGGGTCCTCCCCCCCGCGGCTGTCTCGCTTCGCTCGACAGCCGCTCCCCCCGGAATTGGTACTCTTCGAGTAAGATTGATATCATCCGCTTCGCTCTTTAAATCCGTCAAAAACTTAAACTTTAGCCTTTATTAGATTTCCATCATGCTGGTGCTCATGCCCGGAGTAGATGCTGATGTATAATCAGGGTAAAAGAACATTCCTAACATCAGATCATCCCAGGCATCGGTACCATCAGTTCTATGCTGGAGAAGATCCTCTTCACTTTCGGCAAGCTTCTCACCACTTTTATCCTTCTGAAAACCGTTAGGCCCGATCCTGATGCCGGTATGCTCCAGTGAGAGCTTCAGAGCTTCATTGTTATTGACATTAATTTGAGGCATCAAATACTTCTGGCCTTTCAAAGCCTGGTCAAGTATGATGTATTTTTCATGATGCTTCAGGGTATTGCCGATAAATACTTTTTTTACGGTCCACCGGTTCTTGTCGAACTGACTGCAGACAACTGAGGCGAAGTCTTCGTCCGACACAGCATAATTAGAACCAAGGGCAGTTGAATTGTAATAGTAAACCACTTCCCTGGTGGAGTGATGACGATAGTATTTACAGAAATCGTCAATCACTTCGCGCAGCTTTCGTTGATACTTAACATAAAAGCTTTTCAGGGTATTAGCTTTTATTCCTTTTTGCTGGCCTACTATGCACCAGTTGATATTTGCGTTATAGTCGAATGCGACACACAGTGGCCGGTTGAGATCCACATCACCATCCTGAATGCAGCTCTCTTCCCGGGCCTTATCAAAATCGTATTCTAATCCCTGCAGGTAATCATTGTTGAAGGCTGAATAAAAATGTGAATCTTTTAATCCAGGATAAAATCCATCCTTTAGTTTCCCGGGCCTGATGCACATGATCGATGTCATAAAAACCAAAGGCGGAAGGTCACGCTTCATTTGCGCTATGTACTTTTTACCAAGTAACTCAACATTCTCAATTGATGATACTTCGCGATAATAAACAGCCACACTCCGGAGCTGAGCCAACTGAAGGGAATACTCCCTGATCAGGCGCTTGTTCCATTCAGTCTGGGAATCCTGCTTTAAATCGTAAATTTTGCGTACAAGCCATTTGATTGACTCAATTACTTCCGGATCTGATTTCTCTTTGTAATTCAAAAACCATGATCCCTTCTTACTGGTGGGCATGTCGGAAGTAAACAGGACAGAATTTAACCATGGGCAGTTTTTCCAGGGACCTTTGTATCCACCATTTGCCGGCAGGGTTTCATCTTTAAGCTTATCGAAATCTAAGAACTTTGCTTCATCACCAAGGATGTACTGCAGAGTAAGCGAATTACTTGATCCGGGGATATCCTGCGATATCAAATACTGAATTGAGCCATTGTACCAGCTTACCACATGATCGCAGCTCACAGGCTTTATTACCGGCTCCTTAAAGCCGGCCGACTTAGGTGGTTTTCGTCCGACAAAATAGTGAACATTGCGATGATATCCCTGATCTTCCAGAGCTTTAAAAGTTCCGGGCAATGTCCTGGTAAGCAATTGCTGAAATGTACTGCCAACAATACCACCTCCGGAGCGTGGCATGTACTGAACATTGCGCAATAACCAGGGAGCATTAAGCCCATGCGATTTGCCCAGGCGCCGGCCGCCGACAAATATTGAGGTATGAGCGCCAACATATCGGAATTCAAGTTGAGGATCATTGAAATATATCTTCTTCTTTTCCTGCATTGTTAATGTCTTCGTAGGTTATATCCTCAATTTCAATTTCACCCTTGTATTTTTCAATTAGCTTCCGGATCTCTTCCTGTTTGTTCTCAAGAGGCTTAATTCCCAGAACCGTTGGGTCTGAAGTGGGTTCAATGGGTACCGGTATGATATCATCCCAGGGAAGTTCTTCTTCATCAACCTGGTCGAGACGGTTGTATTTTCCGAGCGCTGCAATGGCCAATATCCTTTCCTTGAGCTTGCCTACTGCTTTAGCTTCACCAATTGCGTCTTTCAGCTCTTCATTTACAACATAACGAATCCATTCTTTTCCGGCATTTTTTATATTTGGAAGAATCACCTTCATATTTGCAAGATCACGATAGGCCTGTGACTGACTTATTTTAAACTCAGACATCAGATAATCTTTCAACACATTATCCGGTAAACTGGGATGATCAAGTAAAAATGTAAAAGCAAACCTATAGCGCTTGAGCTGGTCACGCTCAACAGGTGTGAGTGCTGTTAACTCATCCATGTCGCGGAACATCAGGTCCTGAAATTTATCCAGGTTGTTTTTTCTACTCATTATTCTTTTGTTTTACAATGTATCCCTGAACTAACTCTTCAGCTGCAGGTGATCCCTTTTTTGCAAACGCAACTGTTTGCCTTCTTACATCGAGGATGCTTTTCAATTTACCCCGATTATAAGCCCGTGCGCGTTCATTTTTGCCATGTCTGATGTCTCGCCTAAATTCGGCCGGATCGATGTCCAGGAGCAGCGAGATTTCATCTACAGTCAAAAATAGCCCCGCATATTCTTCGATTTTTTGTTCTATTTCATCCATGGTACTGAATCCGATTTCATAGTTTCAATTTCCTGCAGG